TGTTAAAGCAGCACCTGTAGATATTACAGAGCCTAATCCTGTTGTTCCTGCTAATCCTGTTGTTGCAACAGGTAAATCGCCTTCACCAAAGGCTAATTGACCCCAAGTACCACGATTCCAACCATTAAGCTGTGCCATAAGCTAAATTAAGCTATTCTTATAATTGCGTTAGACGCATCAGCGGTAGGGAAAGTTATTGTAAAACTTCCTGCTGTAGATGTTTTATCTCCGCCAAAATCAAAGACAGCTACTGATGGATCACCTGATGCAGTATCGTTATAGATCATGCATCCTCTAGCGGTAATAGTAGCTGTTCCAAAAGTTAAATTTGCAAAATCAGCAAACGCTGTTGTTCCTGATGTTGCTGGATTAATATTTGTTAAAGCGTTTCCACCAGAAGTGTAGTTAGTTCCAGCCGCTTGATTGGTTGTAGTAAAAGCTGTAGTAGCTGCACCCATAGTTGCTGAACTAGTGTACAAAGCTAATTTAAAACTATTACCGCCAGAAGCTAAGAAATTATGTTTTCCTTCTAGTAGTTCTTTTTTAAAACTCGTTGCCATCGATTGTGTTATTGCCATTATAATCTCCTAATAATATTTGCGAGGTCTTTTTGACCTTGTTGTTCTAATTGATTACATATTGTACATAGATGGTTTTTAACCGCTTCTTGCATATAATACATAATTATTTGTTTACACGCATCCTTAAATGCGTGTGCTTGTGCCCTTATGGGTGCAGGGGACTTATCGCCCACAGAAACTATTTTATTGACAGCCATTTCAGCAACTTCTTCGATGCTGTGTCCTCTTTGATTTGTAGTAGTGACGCCTAGACTGCCTACGTCTACTTCTGTCTTTAATGAAAACATATTAATACTCCTTTGGTTCCACAGGACTCAATTCTAAATCATTTCTATTGATTATGCCTACTGGTTTAATTGGAGCTTCCATTTCAACTTCTGATAATTTACAAACGCTCATCGTTGAACCGTTTTGATACGAGATTTTTGGGTCATTAAGTCTATGATAGCCATATAATTTTTCTTGTAAAGGAATATCTGTATCCAACAAAGACGATCTAGGAGCTATTTCTATCTGAATACCTGCATCAATACATTTAGATAACCAAAATTCCGTACACGATCTACCTGCTTCTGCAAAATGCATATTAGTTCTGTATGTAAAATCAATTCCGAAAAGAGAAAGTTTTTTAACTTTATTCCACAAAGCAAAAGCTATTGCGTATGGAATCGTATTGTTAAAATAAGAACAACCTAAATCATGGATTATTAGTTCTATAGGATACTCTACAGCAGCAGGAACTCTATCGTCTAACTCACACGTATAAATAGGAAAATTACACTTAGGTAACTGTTTACGCATCATAGGCGTCATTGTTCCAGCATCTTCAGTATCTAAAAATCGGCTCATTGGGTCTAAGATAAAAGCTCTATCAATATTAGGTAAGACTCCAATCATTGCATTAACCGCCCATATTTCATCAAACTCTACGCTATGCGTTTGAGAAAGATGAAAATCTATTTGACTTTGACCCATCGCAACGATTGCTATGTTTTTGCCGTCTAGTTCTTTCATTATCCTTGGGTTGCTTGTGGTTGTATTTTAATTTGGTCGTGTCGTGCTTCGTCTCGTACATCTTTATACTCACCCAACATTTTTAACATCGCTAATGCTTCTTGAAATTTTTGTTCATACAACATAATAGTTTCGGGACCTTCTTTCATAAAAACAGCTCCTTCAACTAAAGAGCCATACAGCATAGCATTAGGTGCGTTTTCGGATAACCAACTTTTGTTGTTATCTCCAACCGAAGTTAGTGTTTCGGGTCTGTAATTGTAATGAAGTTCAAAAGTGTAGTTAGTGTTGGGAGTAGGTGCTAGGATAAATGTATTTTCGTCAAACTGTGCATAGTAAAGGGGTTTCCCTGTAGTTGCTGCTGCGGGAGTGTAGTCTCTAATCCAGGAAACGTGTTTTAATAAAAGATAGCTGTAGGTACTACTTGCATCTAAAACTGCTAAACTAAAAGGTGATAGAAAATCAGAAGGCATAGCTAAATACGTATTGTTTGCTGATGCTGTTCCTGTTGAATTTTTACGAAAAACAGGAAGCTGTACTGCTTTTAAAATGCGTTCTTCTGTTGTCTGTATAAAAGTATTTAAGGTAGAAACGAAAGTTGTCTCGTTATTATCTAAATAATTACCTATTGTTGTTTTTAGTTCGTTATATGTAAATCCGTTAGCCATTATGTTGTTACCTCTACATCGCCTATTGAACCTGTTCCTAGTTCTCCTTTAAATTTACTACCTATTGGGTCATCTGTAAATGTCATTGTACTCGTTCCGCTAGGACTGGTTGGACTGTTTATAACGGCTGTTGATGGATCTATTGTAGTAACCACGCCTAATCCTGCTTGAGGTAACGGTACATCAGGACGAGGTCGCCACAATTTTTCTGCATCGGCTCCTACTACAGGAGGTTCTAATTGAGGATGTTTTGGTTCGTAACACTCTTGACATACCCTAAAGTTTTGCCAATCTGTTTTCGCTGTTGTATATGGGTACCTAAAACTACAGGTATCGCAAATAAAATATGAATATTTACCTGAAGCATAAGACATTAGATATACTCTTGCCGAGGTACTAGTCTTACAGGAGATCGATCTTCATCGTATTTTAATGCGTTTGCTAAATCTTGTTCGTATTGTTGTTTTATTATAGGTAACTTTTGAACGTTCTTTTTTAAACAAAGATAGTAAGCTAAACCAGAAACTAAACAAGGCATAAAACGTGTTGGGATATCTACGTCATTAATAGATGTTGTAGAGTCTTCTATAGTACGCCAAACATAGTAAATGAGTTTGTCTGTTGAGTTGTCGGGCGTTGGGTATATATGAAATACTGGAGATTTTTTGCGTTCTATCCAGTACTGAGTTCCTCTGGCTTGAACTGTTTTATTAGGAATACTTATATATTCGTTACGGTCTATCCTTTCTAATGTGTAATCAGTAACAATACCGTTTAGTGTTTGTTCTATATACGCGTCTAGAACATCAATATCAAAAGAATTAAGAGTATATTCATTTGTTCCTTTAATAAGTGAAAGTTCTTCTCTGTCAACTTCCCACATCTGAATACCGCGATTTGACCAATCGGCAAACATAATATTCATGGAACGACGTGCGGTTACTGCATCGTAAGAAGTACGGGCTTCTAACCCAGCAAGTTCGTAAGCCTCTTCGATTGCGTTCGCGACATCTAAACTAAATGCACGAGTTCCTGAGGTAGCCATTTATATTAAGCGTGGAATACCGTCATGGTTAAAAATGTTGATACGGTGTATTCAATATAAATACCAGCATCAAACACTACACCTTCTTCAGGTATTACTACGTCTCTTGTTGCATCAGCATCACCAACAGAACTTAATCCCATAATACTTGTTCCTGAAGGAGAAGTATTTAAAAAATCAACAGTTCCTGCTGTAGCTGTACTTGTTAAATAGATGCCTTTAAGTCTGCTTCTTCCTGGAAATATAACATCGGCTGCTGAAGCGTTAACTCCTGCTGAAACATCACCTGCTGGATTACCAACTGCTGAAATACCTGATATAGTTTTAAAAAACTTAGTACCTGTGGCTGTTCCTGCATTAGCCCCTGTAATAGATTCGGTTTGAGCCGTTCCGTTGATATCAGTGCCTGTCACAGTAAAGGACTTAGCCGCATCATTACCAGCAGAAAGAATCGTAACAATCCGTCCATGACTCAAAGCGACAGCTCCGCCAGAAGCTAACGCACCACCTATAGTAAGTGCTGCATTATTTCCAACTGCTGCTGCTACTGAAATACCATCAGCATCTAAAGCTACTGTATCAGCAGTTATGGTAACTGCCTTTACGTCTGATCTTGCCGCCATAAGTTACTCCTATAGACTGCTTATATTAAGCATGATAACACTGTTATCAGTATTACCATTTACAACCATTACAGAACCAACGTGTTGTAAAAGACTAGCATCTGCTTTAGCTTCTACTGCTCCTGCTGCGTTATCTGATCTATTTACTGTATGTCCTAGAACAATAGTACCATCAGTAATAACTGAAGCTGGTCCACTAGTTTGTGCCCAAAAATATCTGTCATCTGCAATAGCTATTGGAGATACTCCAACTACAGAACCTGTTTCTGCTGTAGGTGCTATAACCACATCTATGTAAGGATTTTGAATTAAATCAATTTTAGATGAAGTTGTTATAGCAGTTACAACTGGATCAAATAGCGTTATAACACAACTAGCTGAAGCGTTAGCTGCTGGGTTAGAAGCAATTTTTAATAATTGTCCTTGACCTGCTACATCGTTTACATGGAGATAACCATTT